CCAAAGCTGGTCGTGGAGTGTCTGCATCGTCCCAAGCAAAACAAATCCTATTCATTGACGACACAGAAGCAGCACTCGCGGAGAACAAAGCACGCGGTCTGAATGCTCCTGGTTGGTGGTCCTACTTTACCTATACCGATACGGAAGGTAACACCCGTCACAAGGCAGAGATGCTGGTAACCATCGCTGGTCCTGATCTCAACGCTAACGAGACTCAGGCAGACGACGCTGCAGCAGCAGACGTTTCTGTAGCAATCACCATCAATACACAACCAGCAGATACTGCTGTTGCTGTTGGTGATGCACTGCAACTTGTCCTTGCCGCTATCGCAACTCCTCCTGGTGATGCTTCCGTACTCACCTATCAGTGGCAGAAGAAGTCTGGTCGTTCTTGGAAGGACGTTTCTGGTGAAACAGCAACTACTCTTGACGTTGCCTCTTATGCCGAGACAGATGCTGGTTCCTACCGCGTCAAAATCAACTCCACTAATGGTGGTGCTGAGGTAATCTCTGCTACCGCTGTTGTAACTACTGCGTGATAAATGATTATTAATGAGTTGACTCCAGAAAACTGGATGTTCTTTGCTATTCAAAATTATAATAATCCGCAGTCAGTCACATATAGTGACTTTGAAGAGGATCTAAATAGAATCAGATACATCAAACGTTTATTCAAACGATATGAAACAAGTGGTGAACTGAAAACTCATCTTATCTTGAATCATATAATTGTAATGTATAATGTATTTGGTGATGCTGCTACGCCTCTGCTCTTTTATAAGACAGAGGCGACGCATTGGAGTTACCTAAAAGCGTTCATGTTTTTCTTAGAACGATTACCCGATAGTTTAAACGATAACGTAGATCAAGAATGTCTAAAGCAACTGAATCTAATCTAAATGAAATGATGCTTGGTAATGGTGCTGGTCTCGCCATGCCACCTGCATTCGTTTTTGTCAATACTAAGGGTGCTCGTAAATATAAAAAGAACAACAAAGACAAGGTAGATGGTCGCACCTCAGGTGCGAAAAATATGCTCTCTCGTATCAACAAAAGAAAAATGAAGGAAGAACTAGAAACACAAACTATTTCTGAAGCTGTGCCCTCGGAAACTGAGAGAGCACAGAAGCAGATCCAACAGGGCAAGAAACTTAATCGCCAGAAAGATCTGCAGAAGAAGCGTGAAGACGCTAAGAAAAAGATGCAGAACAAAACAAAGGAGATGGACACCTTGATGAAGGCACGTCTGTCTGACTTTAAAAAGAAAGCATCTGATCAAACTAAGAGACTTAAGAAAGAAGAAACTGAAGTGACTACCAACATGATTACTGAAACTACCGACGCACTAGAAGTTGCACTACAAGTTGCAACCCAGGAACTCAATCCTACTGGCGAATCTTCCTTTGCTAAGATTGATTTTTCTGATGGAACTTCCCAGAACCTAGACAACTTCTCTGCTAAGAGAATTGCTGCTTGCTATGCACAACTAGATGAACCCAAGCAACAGCAGTTCCGCTACATGCTCAACAAAGATGCATCGACCTATCAGTCTGCTCTTGACTTTGCAGTAAGGAATGTCTGATCATGGCATTTGGTCTTGGTAGATTAGCAGTTTTAGAATCAAAACTGAACATTTATGAAGATCTCTCCAAAGAGATGCTTGACAAATTAGAAAAAGCAGTCGGGACTATCTCGGAAAACAGCAATAAGATTGCTGTTATTTTAGAGCGCCACGAAAACAGATTAGATGAAAGCGAGAGGGCAGATAAATTGATTATCGGTATGTTGGAAGAGATGAAAGATAGGCACGAAAAGGATAATGAAACTATCCACAACAGAGTGTCTGCTCTCCAAAAGAAAGTAGATGTAAATGCTAAGTTTGTCATTGGTGCTGGCGCTGTTCTCGCTACCATTGTGGCAATCCTACAAGTGGTCCCACCTATCATTAAAGCATTGACACCTGCGCCAACAGCTGCTATCATGGGCGAAGTGAGATCGTCCATCCGTGAGTTATCTTGACACAAAGTATATCAGTCTAGTATCTCCACAGCTGGACAAGTTTACTAAGAAGAATGATAGAACGTACAATTTTCGTTGCCCTTATTGTGGCGACTCTAGAAAACACAAGAACAAAGCTCGCGGGTATCTATTCAAAGTTAAGAACGACTTTGTTTACAAGTGCCACAACTGCGGAGTAGGCAGAACTTTTACAAACTTCCTGAAAGATCAGGCATCGTATCTCCATGATCAGTATGTCATGGAAAGATATCGAGAGGGTTTGACTGGGAAAAATTCTCAGACACCAGAACCAAAGTTTGATTTCAAACAACCTGTGTTCAAAGCATCAAAAGACACAGGGTTGCAACCTATTTCTGCGCTAAATAGTTCTCACCCAGCGAGACAATATCTAGAGAATAGAAAAATTGAAGACTTAGATAGTTTTTACTATTGCCCCAAATTCAAGGCGTGGACTAACAATCAGAAGAAGACGTTTGACAATCTGAGACAAGATAGTCCTCGAATTATAATCCCACTAAAGGATAAAGATGGTAACATGTTTGGTTACCAAGGGAGATCTCTTGCCCCAAAGGCAAAGATACGATACATCACAATTATGCTTGACGACGATAAACCTAAGGTGTATGGTTTAGATCGTATTGACCCCTCGCAACCCGTATATGTCACCGAAGGACCCTTTGACAGTCATTTCATTACCAACGCTATTGCTATGTGTGGTAGCGATGTTGACCTCCGCTCTATGGATTATCAGTTCGTATACACCTACGACAACGAACCCCGAAGCAGAGAGATTGTTGCTAAAATTAAGGCAACGATCGATGGTGGAAATAAGGTAGTCATTTTTCCCAAGCATATTAAAGAAAAGGATTTAAACGACATGGCACTTGCTGGACATGACGTGCAGAATCTGGTAGAATCTAATACTTACTCAGGACTAGAAGCACAACTTAAACTGAACGAATGGAAAAAGGTATGAGCACAATCAACGTAGAGAAGCGCGACGGGTCTATCGAACCCCTCAACCTAGAGAAGATTCACAAGATGGTTGAGGAGGCAACAGAGGGTCTCTCAGGTGTCTCTGCGAGTCAGGTGGAGATGCATTCCAATATCCAATTCCATGATGGCATTACTACAGAAAACATTCAAGAGATTTTGATTCGCTCTGCTAGCGATTTGATTAGTCTGGACAATCCAAACTATCAGTATGTTGCTGCTCGTTTGCTTCTGTTTGGTCTGCGTAAGCAAGTGTTTAATAAGTCTGTATGGCAAGATGGTATGCCGTCTCCATATGACGTAGCATTATATAATGCGACAGTTAACAAGGTTTACGATGAAGAACTACTAGATAAGTATAGTGACGAGGACTGGGCAAAGATCAATACTTGGATTGATCATGATAGAGATTACCTCTTTTCCTTCGCAGGTCTCCGTCAGGTAGTTGATAAGTATCTTGTCCAAGATCGCAGCAACGGAGAAGTGTACGAGACTCCTCAGTACATGTATCTGTTTATTGCTATGACTCTGTTCTCAGATTATCCCCTAGCAACTAGACTCGACTACGTTCGTAGATACTACAATGGAATCTCCAAACACAAAATCAACATTCCCACACCTATCATGGCAGGAGTGCGAACTCCACTTCGACAATTTGCTAGCTGTGTTCTTATTGATAGCAATGACACCCTCGATTCTATCTTTAGCAGTGATATGGCAATTGGCAAATACGTTGCACAACGTGCGGGAATCGGCATCAACGCAGGCAGAATCCGTGGCGTCAACAGTAAAATCCGAGGTGGAGAAGTCGCGCACACAGGTGTTATTCCATTCCTCAAAAAGTTTGAGAGCACTGTCAGATGCTGCACTCAAAATGGCATTCGAGGTGGAAGCGCAACTGTCCACTTCCCAATCTGGCACCAAGAAATCGAAGACATCATTGTCCTGAAGAACAACAAAGGAACTGAAGACAATCGTGTTCGTAAACTAGATTACTCTATTCAAACTTCTAAGTTGTTCTATGAACGCTTCATTAAAAACGAAAGCATCACCCTCTTCAGCCCTCACGATGTTCCAGGTCTGTATGATGCTTTTGGCACTCCTAAGTTTGATGATCTCTATCGCCAGTATGAATCTGATGGATCAATTCCGAAGCGATCTATTGGTGCTCAAGAACTTACTTTTGCACTCCTAAAAGAACGTGCTGAGACAGGTCGTCTATATATCATGAACATCGACCATTGTAATTCACACTCGTCCTTTAAGGACAAGGTGAACATGTCCAACCTCTGCCAAGAGATTACACTTCCTACCAATCCAATTGAGCACATTGACGATGAGTTTGGTGAAATCGCCCTGTGCATTCTGTCTGCTGTTAATGTAGGCAAACTAAAGTCACTGGATGACATGGAAGAATTGTGTGACCTTGCTGTTCGTGGTCTAGAAGAACTGATTGACTATCAGAACTACCCAGTTAAAGCAGCAGAAGTCAGCACAAAGAATCGTCGCAGTCTTGGTGTTGGTTACATTGGTCTTGCTCATTACCTAGCAAAGCAAGGAGTTAAATACGATGACCCAGCAGCATGGAAAATCGTTCATGACCTTACTGAGTCCTTCCAGTACAATCTACTCAGAGCCAGTAACCAGTTGGCAAAAGAAAAAGGAGCGTGTGGATATTTCCATCGCACCAAGTATTCAGATGGTATCCTCCCAATCGACACTTACAAGTCTGAAGTCGATCAAATCGCAGGAGGACTGAATTGTGATTGGGATAGTCTACGCACTTCTATCGCAGAACACGGATTGCGACACAGCACATTGTCGGCACAGATGCCATCGGAGAGCAGTTCCGTTGTGTCAAACGAAACCAACGGAATCGAACCACCTAGAGATTACTTGTCCATTAAAAAATCGAAGAAGGGACCTCTTAAGCAGATTGTTCCACAATACAACACCTTGAAGAATAACTACACCCTCTTGTGGGACATGAAGAGTAACGAAGGTTACATCAATGTAGTTGCTGTTATGCAGAAATTCTTTGATCAAGCAATTTCTGGTAACTGGAGTTACAATCCAGAAAATTATCCTGAAAACAAGATTCCAGTATCTGTTATGGCAAGTGATTTTCTGAATACATATAAGTATGGTTGGAAGACTTCTTACTATCAAAACACCTACGATAGCAAGACCGATTTAGTTGAAGAAAAAGTTGAAGAAGAGAAGTCCGTAGAGGATCTTCTAAATGAAATTTTAAACCAAGAGGAGGAAGCGTGTGACAGCTGTGCAATTTAAAGTCGGTGGAGAAGGTAAGAAAAAGATTGAAGGCATGACAGTCTTCAATAAGAACCAAGTGGATACTACTAAGCAACATATGTTCTTTGGTGCTCCACTTGGAGTCCAAAGATATGACAATTTTAAATACCCTGTCTTCGATAAACTGACTCAGCAACAGCTGGGTTACTTCTGGAGACCAGAAGAAGTATCACTCCAAAAAGATCGTGCAGATTATCACACACTTCGTCCAGAACAAAAGCATATCTTTACCTCTAATCTCAAGTACCAGATTATGCTTGACTCCGTACAAGGGCGTGGTCCTGGGATGGCTTTTATGCCATACTGCTCACTACCTGAGCTTGAGGGTGCTATGAACATCTGGCAGACTATGGAAATGGTCCATAGTCGCTCTTACACATACATCATTAAGAATGTATATCCAGATCCTTCTGAGGTGTTTGATGAAATCATCACTGATGATAAGATTCTTGAGAGAGCAACTAGTGTTACCAAGGCATATGATGAGTTCCTACAGGCAGCACAGGAGTGGGGTGCTGGTAAACAATGGGAACATGCAATCGAAGATTGTGATTCTGCCCTGTGGGAACTCAAAGAAATCAAGCGTAAGTTGTATCGTGCAGTTGCTAACGTATACATCCTAGAAGGTATTCGTTTCTACGTATCGTTTGCTTGTTCGTTTGCTTTCGGTGAGAACAAACTGATGGAAGGCAACGCTAAGATTATTTCTCTCATTGCGAGAGATGAATCGCAGCACATGACCATCACTCAGAATATTCTTAACAAGTGGCGTAGTGGTGATGATCCTGACATCGTAGAAATTGCTAAGGAAGAGGAGCAAAACGTCTATGAGATGTTCAGAAAGTGTGTAGAAGAGGAGACTATCTGGGCAGATTATCTGTTTAAAGATGGTTCTATGATTGGTCTTAATGCTAAGCTACTACAAAAGTATGTTGAGTGGACTGCTAATCGTAGAATGAAAGCAATTGGTCTCAAACCAATCTTTGATATTCCTCTTAACAACAATCCTCTTCCATGGACTGAGCACTGGTTGTCCTCCAAGGGTCTACAAGTTGCTCCACAGGAGACAGAAGTAGAATCTTATGTAATTGGGGGGATCACGCAAGATGTTGAAGAAAATACTTTCGCAGCTTTTGAACTATGACAGAAATACCAGAGTGGAAGAAGAGAGCACTCCAGGATCCAACCCTACCAGAGAAGCAGGTGCAAGTCCTGCTTCGCGGTCCCAAGTGTCTGACAGACGCATGGTTCCTCCAAGCAATGAAATTCAAATACCAGATCCGTGGGATTGACTGATACTAAATACCTCCAGTGATGGGGGTATTTTTTTATGCGACCGCAATCTGCGAAAGCGAAAGGAAGGAATCTGCAAAAGTGGGTTCGTCAAATGTTGATTGAAATGCTAGATGTTCATCCAGAAGATATCGAGTCTCGTTCTATGGGAGCAGGTGGCGAGGACCTGATCATGGCACGAGCAGCACGTCAAAAATTTCCTCATAGCATTGAGTGTAAGAACGTAGAGCGTCTTAATGTATGGGATGCATATGAACAGGCGTGTGAAAATGCTGGTGACTATGAACCTATCGTAGTCATGAAGAAGAATAAGAAGAAACCATTAGTTGTGGTTGACGCTGAATATTTTATCGGTCTCTTTAATAAATAAAAGAGCCTCACTCTTTACTCATGGAATTAAATCCAAAGAAGAAAGAGGAAGCCAAAAAGGAAAATAAATTTGAGTGGGCTGATGAAGGGGTATCTACCCTGGTACGTGTTATTATTCTAGGTTGGTCAGCAGCAATTCTGACCCTTAATTATGTAACTGTTCCTGGTATTCCTCAGAAAAATATCGATCCAACTTTTATTGCCAGCGTTTTTACTGGAACTTTAGCTACCTTCGGGGTTGTTCCAGCTAAAAAGAAGGAAGAAAAAGAAGTAAAAGAGGAAAAGAAAGATGAAAAAATTTCTTAGCGCCATTGTTTTACTAGCAACAATCTTTTTCGCTGCCCCTGTATGGGCAGTGGATGTTCAAATGGGTTCCAATGGAAACCTAGTATTCGATCCAGCAGAGGTTACTATTTCTGCTGGTGAGTCTGTCCATTTTGTCAATAACATGCTTCCCCCACACAATGTTGTGGTAGAGGATCACCCTGAACTTACCCACGAAGCACTAGCAATGCTCCCTGGTGAAGAATTCGACGTTACCTTCCCTGAGGCAGGTGACTATACATACTGGTGTGCTCCTCATAAGGGTGCGGGTATGATTGGCAATGTCCACGTCGAATAAAGTATCATGCAAAAACTAATTAATGTTGTAGCACTCCTATCGGGACTGACCTCACTGGCAGTCATCGGTGGGGGTGTTTATGTTGTCATGAACCAAGAGGCATGGCAAGAACGAGCAAGAGAACGCCTGACTGAGGTTATCACCGAAGGCGTCACCAATGCTCTCCCTGGTCTTCTAGATGGTGCTATGCCCAAGATGCCTGAAGTTACTGGAGGTGCCCTCCCTGCCCCTTCTAGCGTCGGTGGTGGTGCGCCTGCTGTTGGTCATACTGGTCCTGCTCTACCCACAATGCCATGAATAAGATCAAGATCGCTGCCATTTCGGTTGGTGGTGTAGTTGCTTTTGCACATATTGGTTTGCTTGGATATGTATTCAACAGACCAAAGCAACCTGAAATTCCTCAGGTCCCTACTATCAACATTCCAAACGGAACGCCTTATTCTTCATATAAAATTGAAGCAAATAAGGAAGGTTATAGTATTGAATACAAAGCTAACGATCCTGCCATCTTGGAATCACATAAATCTCTAAATCTGGACAAGGAGAAGGGAGGATTGTTTGGTGGCGGTCGTGAGAAACGTACTGAAACTAGGTATGATCAATACACTATGGAAGGCACTCGTAATATGGGAGGTGCCGTAACGCAGGGTGAAGAGGGAAAGTCTGCAAAAGACATAGAGTGCATCGTGGCGGACGCTGGAGCACGATCACAAGGTGCGATGGCAGGTAGTGCTATTGCCGCTGGCGTTGCTGTCCCTGCTGTCTCTAGCATCCCTTATGTTGGATGGTTAGCAGGTGGTTGGGCGTTGCTACTAGGACAGAAAGCAGGTTCTGAATTAGGTTCTCAAGTTGGGTCGGTATTCAATGATTGTTAATTAAAACTTGGTGAGAAACGTTAAATAATACGTATCGTTATTAAAGATTATGTCTCAAGCTACGTACAAGAAACAAGCAAAGAAAGAAGCAACGGAAACTTTCTTCCTCTATGTGTTTTTTCATTCTATTTGGAGCGGCATCTTTAGTATGTTTGAAGACTGATGGAAATTAAAATCAATGACATCAATATCAGGCAACTAAATGTTCCTGATATTAGAGTATATGATGTAAGTAATTATTCTTCACCTATTATTCCTGTTGCGCCACCTGTAACAGTAAATATTGGTGTGCCCATTGTAGATATACCTGGGTGTGTTGAAGCACATAAAACAAACAACGCTAAGAATAATGAAATCAAAACGGACGATCCCGCTGGAACTTATACAATTTGTGACGCTGGCGTTCCCAGTTATAATCCTATACGGTTTGAACCTGAACAGATGACCATAACGAGTCCTGCTCCTGTCCCAAAGACAAGGACGCCAGAGACTCCAGAGGTTCCTGAGACTCCAGAAGTCAAACCACCACAAGCAAAGACTGCTAACATTGAATGTCCTTCCCCTAAACAGGCAGAAGAACAACCTGTTGGAACATATCTCAATGGATATAAAGATGTAGTTACTGGTTATAGACTAGTTGGTAATGAGTGTATTCAATACACAGAAAAAGTCCCACTACCTACACAAATAGTAGCGGGACTTCCTGATGGTGGACAGGTTGTTCAGGTGGGAGGTGTTGCTGTTATTGCGACAACTTCGGCACTGCTTGCAAAACCTCTTGCTGATCTTTTGTTAAAAGCGGTGAAACCTGCTGTGAAGAAAGTGCTGAAGAAGATTGCGACCTTACGGGGTAAGACTGTCCCAACCCTCTCCTCAGGGGAGCGCCGAGCTGAGCAGCGTCAGATGAACCATGCTGTTCGTGAGCTTCGTTCTGTGTTCCCGAGGAAGAAGAAACGGAAGGGATAGCATGGACGTGTGGGTGACTATGCCCAGGAGGATTATTAACTACGACATCAGCACACACCTTGTAGTAAGGACTTCTGGGGTGAAATTGTATACCTTTTAACAATAATTCTCCACAATTCTTGAGTCTCGCGATCTCAAAATCCAAACGCTTGTTGGCATTAGCTTGTTGCATCAATGCAATGTTTGCTTGTGCTGCTTCCTTACATAGTGCTTGTGCTTCTTCATCTAATGGTGTAGACCATGTAATAGAAAAACCAACACCTAGATTGTAGTTATCTTTTTGTCCTGTTCTTACAGGAACTTGGTATAAAACATCGCCAGGATTGTCAGGAGCACCATCCTCATCGAGATCACGCATATCGTATACGTTATCATAATAATATGGTTCGTATGGTTTAGTTGCTGATGCAGAACCTGTTACGTAAGGGGTGAAATTTCTAGTGGCTCCTTGACACTGGATTCCGTTTCCATATGTGTTGGTGATATATGGTCCTTGTAAAACTTGTATCGCTTGATTTGTAACAGAACCACTAGAGTTAGCAACAGGAGCAGCTGTGGCGCTAACACCGCCAACATTAGCCAATGCTTGAGTCGGGAATAAAACACTTAAACCTACTGCGAGAAGATACTTGTAGTGTCCGTGACGCTTTGAATCTCCGTGGTTCTCTGGATAATCGTGTGGTTGCTTAAACCAGGACCTGAATAGGTTTCTGTGAACTGAAACGCTGCGCCTGGTGTTGTTTGTACGAAGTTTGGTTTGGATGTTACTCCCGTCCATGATGATGTCACTCCATCTATAGTTACATTATTTGATCCTGTGCCAGGCGAAAGATTACCTGAAGCACTTACTCCACTACCAGTTACTGAATATTGATATCCAGTGTTATAGTCCATCGAATTGATGGTCTCAGTAATTTTTTGTGTGGTTTCTGTGTGGCTACTCATCGAGCCCTGTGTAAAGTTAGGCACCACGGGAACTGCTTGCGCTGCCCCGTGAAATGCACCTAAAATTAAACCGAGACCGATCGCTTCTTTAAGACGATCCATGATATACCTCAGTCGATAACTGTGATCTCCGAAACGTATTGACCTGTAGCACTTGTACCAGCACCACCAGCTGTTACCGTAAGGACACCTGCACTAGTTACAGTACCTGCTAGAGAACCAGCAGTTCCTGCAGTATAAGAAGTAGTGTTGGAGAAGTTAGGAACTTCACCTACAGTAGGAGCACTAGTTGGTACTGCATCGCCTTGTGTATAAGATTGACTGAAACTAAATGCTGCTCCAGCAGTGTCCTGCGTAGCAGTAATAGTGCCAGGTGCATAAACACCAGAGGTGATAGTACCAGCAGATACAGCACCAGCAGTTGACCCGTCCGTAGTATCAATATTTGAACCAGAGATACTAAAAGACGAACCAATTCTGGTTGCCTGAGTTCTTGCAGCATCCACAGTTAGTTGTACACTGGATGCATGTTTCGTAACAAGTCCGCCAGCATTAGCTGCACCTGCGGTCATCAATAGCATTACAAGTGGAATGATTTTTTTCATAACACCATATTTTGGATCCTTATTTATTTATTCAACATGGACTGTCATGGATAGATCAAATTGAAATGTAGGTTCCATGTGCTCTTCTAATTTCTCTTAGTTCTTCAAAGTTTTTCTGTTTGGTTCCACCATCATATGCCCATGCATATCCTTCTTCAATCATTGCTTCGTTGAGGGACACATCTGCGTCCCCAATGTATAACCAACCAAGAAGACGCCCATATTTGCCGACGCCACCAACAAGTTCAGTCCTAATAACAAGGTCATCGTCACCAGAAATGGCACCTTCCAGTTTTTCTTTGAGCCAGTTGGTTGCGTCGATTCCAAGTGCTTTCTCCTCTAGGTCTCTTGTGCGTTTTTCGGGAGTATCAACTCCTGCTACTCTAACCCTCTCTTTTTTATAGAGATCAAATCCCAAGTCAATAGTTACATCAATTGTGTCCCCGTCAAGAACACGATTAATTTCTGTCACTCGGAATGTGTAACACGATTTCCTGCTGGGTGGTGTCATTGCTCCCATTTTTTAACTCCTTTGAATCTGCGTCTTGTGGCAATGCAACAATAATTCCAATAAGAGCTACTGCTGCACCAATGACAGCAGATGCTCTTTGAATCCAAATCTTGTTGTCTATAACTTGTTTTTTAATTTCTTTAATTTGTTCTTCAGTCCTATCAATACGTTGATGGACCATTTCAATCCGACGAATAGCATTCTCTAGAGTACTGTCCATTACAGCAATCTTTGTATCCTGTTCTGCGTCTTTATTTGTCAGGTCGCTCATCTTCTAATTCCTCAAAAGCGAGTTTCATAATAGTATATATGTAATATCCCACCCCACCCAATAATATAAGGAGACTAATTATTATACTCCAAGTAACATCAGTAACATCATTTAGTGGTCTCAGGAGGAGGTTCATTCCAATCAGTTTTCAACTGATTATATCTAGGGTTGTTCTTTGCTTCCCATGACACAAGTTTGCCTAGTTCGTCAGCACATTCACACCATTTCTTTCTCGCCTCGGGCGCACCTAATGCTTTTTTTCATTTAAGCGAAACCACTCCCTCCAAAGTTGGGCGCATTCGTTTGATTTTTTATTGAGATGATCTTCTCGATACACTAGAGGTTCTCAAACTTGTATTCTAGTATCATTCTATATAGGGAATCTCTTAGATACCACAAATGTTCTTGTTCTCCCCATGGGCGAGCAGGAGAACCCTCCCAAGTTTCAATTCTTTTCAGCACACATTGATGTAGAAGACGGATATCTTCTATAGTTAGGTTGACTTGATAGTCATATTCTAAATCATCGTGTTCTTCGTTCATGGGTTATCTGGGTCTATGCCTAATTCTTTTAGGTAATCGATCCACCATTGGGGATCTCTTTGACGCTTCCAGTTAGGAACTGGTAGACCTTGAAGCGAATAGTATTCGTTAATCGCTTCATCGATAGTCTGTGCGATCTCCATATTCCTCTTCCTCTGCATCAACATCCTCATATGGGTTTGCCACAAAGGGTCCTCGTTTGCGTAGAGGTTCTTTTCTGACATAATCCTGCTCAGCATTAACGGCTTCAATCCAAACAGCAAGTTTCATCACGATGAAAATTATGATGAGGGGTGTAAAACACCCAACTAAGATAACGGGGTTCATTTGTGACTCCTAGAAAAAGGTTCCCAGTGTTCCCATCCATATTTATGAACAAGATGCATACCAAGGATAGGTACGAACACTAAAAGTAACCCCATGATACCTAAGCACCATGGAGTTTGCATAACATGTCTAATAAACAAAATCATGCTGGATAATCCCATTTAGTTATCCATTGTGTTTTGTATTCTGGTCCCCACCCACCAGAATAGAGATAAGGAACAGTACGAATGGGACAATGGTCACCAGTACAGAGAAGATCATTAACGATTCTCCAGGATTCCATAACTTCATCAGCGTGGACGAAGTGTGACTGGTCGCCATTGATAGCATCATAAAGAAGTTTTTCATAACCATCAATTGCTCTTTCCTGTGGGTATGCGTGTGTTAGGGTTGCCACTTCCAAGTCATCACTAAGTCCAGGTGACTTAATGTCCATCCTAATATCAAGATGGGGATTAGGCTGTAGACGCATAACAATACGATCATTAATTTCGTTGTCATATAGTTTTAGTGGTGGTGCTTTGAGTTTGATAACAACTTCAACACATTGATATGGTAATTTCTTACCTGTCATTACGTTAAAAGGAACTCCTTCCCAACGCCAGTTATCGACGAATAGAGTACCAGCGAAATAGGTAGGAGTGTTACTATCAGGATCAACACCTGACTCAGACTTATATTGTTCATACTGACCAAAAATAACGTTCTCGCTCATTCTAGTGGCGGCAAGCACCTTTGTTTTCTCACGTCTTGTTTCCCTAGCATTCATTCTGCAGGGAGCTTCCATAGCAATCAACGACACGATTTGCAGAATATGATTCTGCAGCATGTCTCTAACTGCACCAGCAGTCTCATAGTATTGAGCACGACCTTCACAACTGATAGTCTCAGAAGCAAAGATTTGAATCTCGTCTATGTAATTGCGGTTCCAAATTGGTTCCAGCAAAATATTACCAAACCTAGTAGCCAGTATGTTATTGACAGTATCTTTACCGAGATAATGGTCAATGCGATATACTTGTTTCTCGCGTAAATGTCGCTCAACCACAGACTGTAGATCACTAGCAGATTTAAGATCGTGCCCAAAGGGTTTCTCAATAACCACACGGGATGCGTCGGGGTCATCGAGTTTTCCTGATTCTTTGAGATTGATAATCGCGTTAGCATACCTTTCTGGGGGAACAGAAAGAAAGTAAGTATTATCGTGAAGGTAATTAGGAAGGTGACTGAGAGTATCAACATTGTCTAAGTCTGCAGAGATGTAGTCTAGTTGATGTAAAAATTCTTCTGGGTATTCTCCCAGAGATTCTTTCCAAATTTGTACCCCAGGATCTCTCCTAGAGCAACCAGTAATTAAAAAATTTTCTGGGAGAAGTCCTTTCTCCCAGAGTTTGTATAGTGCAGGAATTAGTTTCTTCTTGCATAGGTCTCCCGTTGCTCCAAAGATAACTATACCCTTGCTAGTGTGCTGTTCCATTACCTTTGTAATCCTCCGAGTCGTAGTATACCGTTTCACCCTTAAATCGTCCAAATGCGATGGTGGCACATACAAAGGGTATTGAGATGAAAAGAAGGACATTACCTAACATCGTGACCTCCAAACATTGCTCTCATACCATTTAGGATTTTGTTTGCGAATTTTCCTAGTCGTCTCGACTCAAATCTTGAGTATAATGCACTGCTAATAACAGGAGCGGGCACACCGAGATCCACAGCAGCGTGAACAGTCCAACGACCCTCACCAGAGTCTGATACTCCCCCATCAAACTTGCCAAGCTCTCTATCGCTGCGTAGTACATCAGCGGTAAGATCGAGTAACCAGCTGCCAACAACAGACCCGCGACGCCACAACTCAGCAACCTTAGCCACATTAATATCATAACAATAATCTTCGGGGTGTTCCATGGGAGCCACTTCGGCGTCACCCTGAGCCACATAAGCTCTTCCTGCATTTGCCTCATGAAGTATGTTGAAACCTTCTGCATAAGCTTGCATGATTCCATACTCAACTCCATTGTGGACCATCTTTACAAAGTGACCAGATCCAGGACCGCCGCAATGCATCCATCCATACTCTTCGGGATACCAGATGAAGTTGCTGTCAGGCTGAGTCCTTGGGGCAGACTTGATCCCTGGTGCGAGTGCGTCAAAAAGACTTTGACAAGTGGCGACCGCATAATCTCCGCCACCAACCATAAGACAGAATCCACGATCCAAACCGTAGACACCACCACTAGTGCCACAGTCAAGATACGCGATGCCCAGTTTTGAACAACGCTCTGCTCTTTTCCTACTGTCCTTAAAATTGCTATTGCCATGATCAATAATAATATCTCCTTCACTACAATGTCGTAGTAACTCATCGAGAGTATCCTCCACTGTTTCTGCTGGTACTACCATCATAAAAACGCCAGGTTTGAATGAGTCATCCCCAAACACTCCACGTCCGCTATGAACTACTTGAACAAGGCTTTCCACAGAAGTGGTATATCCACTGATATAACCCTTCTCATATTGTTCCTCAGCTTTTTTAACATTGTTTCTGAATCCGTGTACTTCATGACCAGCAGCAATGAGACGACGGGACATGCCCTCTCCCATTCTACCTAGTCCAATCATTCCTACTTTCATTTTTAAATAAATCCTCTACTTGTTTTCTGGCATCTGCCATCTTTTGTTTTTCACGTTCAGAATGTTTGTATCCATTCTTCCCATGTATGATAAAATGTCCCTGACAAAACATAGTTATGCCAAATGTGAATAGGAGAATAATTCCTATCCATTCAATTATAAGTGTATGTTCAGCCATGGGAAAATGGGATCAATTACTCCGATGAGCCGTAAGAGACCTTCAGCAAAAAGAGCAAGAACAACCCAACCGACACACATAGAAATAATTGAGGCGTTCCTATTGTGCTTACGAATTGCTGCATCGATCATCTCCTGTACTTCTTCTTTGGTAACATAATTTGGTGGAGGCGGTAGTTTTTTAAAACGATGTCCAATACCCATTAGATCATCTCCATAGATTTTTGTAGTTCTCTGGAGTGCTCCAACTCATCGTTCAAAATCTCAAGGATTTTGTCGTCATGCCCTTTGTCTGCCAGATACTTAGCGTATGTTGTAGCAGCATGTATCTCTACCTCGTAGGAGAGATGGTAAGCAGCGCGAGGAGCCATCCAATAATAAACCACGTTGATCCAATAATAGACAAGGACGAGGTGTTTGGCAACAAAGCGATCAATCCAATAAGAATTACCGCCCATGCTCTCCATATATTCCAGATGTGATGTTTCATTTACACTTTGTTCAAAGTGCTGAATCATGAGATCTATGTGCTCACGTCCTCTAAGACCCATGCTCTCTCGAAAATGTAGGACACTCAAGAATGCAAAATAGGGTGCCCGAGCAATCTCCTCAAGCACCCAAAATCGTTGATAATCTCTACCTTGATATAAAAAATCAATGATAGCGATGTTTATTTCAAGTACAATCTTATTAAATGTTTGCATCAGCAACCTCGTACTGATCGTCATATGTTCTTAGCTTGTCTTGCAGGTGGTCATAGACATCCCACAAGTATTCCGAACCTGTTCTATCCTTGTAGACTTCACAGGCACGGATGAGACGAGCAATGTCGTCAGGTGATAGTCTCATTTGTGTAGGTAGTGGTCAGAAATATTTATGGCACACCCCCTGTTGACAGGCACCCCTGTGTGATGGTATGATGACGAAGTACATCACTTGAAACATTATGATTATGTACGACCAACCCCCTGCTCCCTACTACGTATGCGTTGGTTGCACCCCAGCGGAGCAGAAAGTAGTGTCCTTCTTGCAAGATCGTGGCATCGTTGATAAGAATGCCCTCTCTACGGTACTTGGAAATATCAAACAAGAAAGTAAATTTAAGCACAATATCTGTGAAGGTGGTGCTATTGTTCCTTATGACCAATGTCTTCGCGGTGGTTATGGTTTGATCCAATGGACATCTACTGCACGCTATAAAGGACTCGGTTTGTTCGCGTCTAAATATGGTGGTAGTCCTTCGGACTTTGATATTCAACTTCGATACATGGTGAATGAACCGCAGTGGATGAAGTATGAGAGAGTTCTGAAGGGCGGTGGTCAAACTGTCCAATACTACATGAAACATGCATGGTATTGGTTAGGATGGGGTGTGCATGGGAACAGAACTACCTATGCATATGACTACACAAAAAAACTGCGACTCAAATACGTTTGACATGAACGACGATTGGCGTTATAATGAACAGAAGATGGAGACACGCCGCCAAGCGTACTCCATCCTCTTGAAACGATTCGGTTCTGAACTTGACAAAGACGGAGCTCCCCTATATAATATGAAGGCAATCACAGAGTGTGCCCATGATTGGGTGTCTCAGGGTAATGTTCGCTGTGATGGTATTGTTGCTTACTTCAAGGCGTATTACGCCTGAAGTTTCATGTTTCAGTAGCTCAGTTGGATAGAGCAACTGCCTTCTAAGCAGTCGGTCGTAGGTTCGAGTCCTACCTGAAACGCCTCGCTGGATTAGCTCAGCGGTAGAGCGTCTCGTTTACACCGAGGTTGTCGGCGGTTCGATCCCGTCATCCAGCATAGTATATCTATACTAATGAAATCAGAAAAAATTAAATCAGAATTGAAAGAAATCTACCTAGAACTCGCCTACTTAAGAGCGAAGATGGAAAATGTTAGTAATCAGATGCAAGAATTGCGGGACGCAATTAGAGAGTTATCCAACAAAGACGAAGAGTTGCGGGTGCGAGAATCTTACGAGCATCCGTGGTACAAATATAAGCGCCAAGAACTTATCGCTAGTGGAAATTATACAGAACCCAAGTAATAAGAAAGCACCTTTACTTTCTAATAGCGACATGGAATTTCAAGAGTCGCGTAGGAAGAGAAATTTTAAAAAACTTGACTTTGAAATCAAGTGACCCTATAATGGGTCCTTACGGGCATTAGCTCAGTTTGGTAGAGCGCCGTCTTTGGGAGGCGGATGCCGTAGGTTCAAATCCTACATGCCCGATTGGACATTTATTATCCAAACCAATGAAAATTTTCCTTGACACCGCTGATTACGATGCCATTGCTGAGCGTTATGCTACAGGTTTGGTTGATGGAATCACTACAAATCCAACTCTAGTTCGTAAGTCTGGCGTGGACTACCTAGAGTTCATCCAGACACTGGCAAATGACTTTGCCTTTGAAAGTATCTCTGCTGAAGTCAATGGCGACACAGCAGATGAGATGCTTCGTGATGCTGCAAAGTATATCGAAGTAGGTTCTAACGTCACGATCAAACTTCCCCTCACTAAGGAGGG